TGAGATGTTGTCAGAGTGATTGCACCTGTTTGGCCGTTCACCGACAACACAGCATCGGTCGGAGTCTTTAACTCAACCCAGTTGTCCAAATTAGAGTATGGAGCTTGTTTGAGTATAAAGGATTTGTTCAGATCTGATCTTACACAGATATCACCCTTTTCCGCTCCAGAGAGTGCAAGCATAGCGGCTTGAGATGCGGCTTCGAACACATCTGTTAAGGCAATTGAAGGTATCAGAGAACTGTCAATCTTTCCGTCTGCAGCTACAACAACAACATTGCCGACAGCATTTCCGACATTCTTTGAAGCTGCAGATCCGGCATCTGTTACTTTTGAAAGTGTGATAGCCGGGATATCGCTTGCCTCAAGAGCGTGGATTGCCGTTACCCGACCTTTTGCATCAACAGTGACCTTTGTCGCCACTCCTCCGGCTACGACATTTGCCAGTACAGCAGCAAGTGATACATTTGCAGATCCGTCAAAATTGACAGATCCAGAAGCATCCCCCGTTAGGGCGATCTGGCGTGCACTTGTAAGTTTGTCTGCAGTCTTTGCCTTATCAACATAACCCCCTGCAGGATCTATTGTTGCAAACAAAGCTTTTGACATATCGCCTACAACAACGATATCTTCAGATGTGACTATCTGTTTCCAGACTGCAGCACCTGGCGTGTTATCGGCAAGTAAAAATCCCTTTTTTGAGACAGTGTTTAACCAAACAACGCCGAGATCATATGCACTATCTGTAGTGGCAGGGTTTGTTGTCTTTATTATTGCAGGGTTTGCTGAAGCATAAGGGAGAGCGTTCCATGCTGTGACACCGTCTCCGAATTTGAATTTTTTTGTGTCCCTTTCGACTCCCATTTCTCCTGATAAGAGAATCGGGTTTGTTGCTGTGAAGTTCGCAGCCGTGTTGTTGCGAGTTATAAGCCTTGCATTTAGTGTTTTATTTGCCATTTTTTAGTTTCCTCCGTTAATTATATCAATTCTCAGTTCATTTATTGGATAATACTTTAGCTCTGCGTCGTCCCAGCGATAAGATAAGCTCGCAGTTGTATCAACATATATTGTGTCTTTTTTGCCTAGGCTTGGGAATTCATAGTATGTCTCTTTATAGATTACGTCGCTAGGGGTGTTCTTTAACTCGTCCACATCGGATCGAAGGATTTCAATCTTTTCGCGCATTTGATTGAACAAATTGCCAAATTCTGCTTCTGTCAATGGAGGGTTATCTATAGTTGTTTCAAGATAATACTCATAAGCACTCTTACCCGGCAGACCTCGATAAAAAACGATGTTTGCCATATACAACTCCCTATCAGAATCGCTCCCGAACTTTAAAGCCCGGCTGGGTGGTGGACTAAAATAAACTCCCTGTTCACTCATTGTATAACTGATTTTTTGACTGTAAATATTTTTTCAACCCCTTTAATTATTGGCATATTAACGCCACCTACAACCCTCATTACTTCAGCATAGTAATCTCCAGGCTTAAATGACAAAGTCATCTCTTTTGTAAATATGATTTCAAGGTTAAAATTGGGGTTGTCACTCTTCTTAATAATTCCTGCTAAGGGATATTCCTCTGTTTGCACTTTCACGAAATACTGTACTACATCATCTGTTTTGTCAAATATTGCAATCACTATCTGCTCAAAAGTGTCATAATCTAGATCCTCTCCATAGAGATATTTCGGGAATTGCTCTCCTTGATATACAATCATACATTTGTGTATTAAAGTTGTGATTTGTCTTTTTCAATATAACAATGCCTACATCCATCGTATTTTTTATATTTCAGCAGAAATGAGACATATAATTTTGTTCCATATTTTTTATTAATCATCTGTTCTATCAGACAATCTGACTTTTTGTTTTTAAGTCTGTGGATCTGTTTTGTTGAATGATTAATGATGTAATTAAACCCTATGATTGGAAGAAGGTATTCCTTTAATCTAACACCGTTCATAACCATTTTAAATAGCATTAAAACGATGATAACCCACACTAGGGTTGTTGCAATAGATAGAATTCCAAAAAACACTTCCTGCTTATCAAAGCAGAACTGAGCGGCCAGCAACCCTACTACTAAGCTTAAGATTGCTAGAAAGAACATTGTAAATCCAATGACGGCCGAGTTTTTACCAATTAATAAATTTCCCATTTGAATAATACTTTAGTTGTTAATAATTAATATATATATATGTAGTCTGATGATCCCCAATCACCTGTGTTTTCAATCAAGTAATAACCTCCCTGAACGAGAACGTTGCCTTCGAATGTATTATAATAGTTACCATCTAAAGGATCGTACCAAATAGAGCCTGAGAATCCACTATTGTAAGCGTCAAAAGGAGAGTTCTGGTCGTACCCTGTGAACATTACTTCAGAACGTGCATTTGGGCTAACATATGAACACTGTCCATGCACTAGCTCCCTGCTATACTCACTGCCAGCTCGATATTCAGTATTGATTCGTCCAGAACCGTCAGGATATTGATAATATCTTGCTTGTCTATTATATATAACAGTATATTCTCCATCACAAGAGTAACCTAATGATCCAGTTTCACCACAATATTGGCCATTGTTTGCCCACTGTGTCCACGATCTCACCCAACCGCACATACCATCAATTTTCTGTCTTCTCTCAGGGCCGTTAAACCACTCTGTTGATGTTGATGTTGGAGATGTTGGCCATGTATACACTTTTCTCACTTGTAAATAATCAACATATTCATATGTTTGATTATCGCATGCACCATTATCATAGTCCTCATTGTCAAGTAGAGTGATGTTTGTAGGGTATTGAACAACTCCTGAAACCTGATGTTGCTCTCCTGATTCAAAGTTGTATGTTGTAATACCTGTTCTTTTATCATTTACATAGTCATATATCCATGAAGTTGAATAGTTTGTAACATAGTCTTTATCTTCAAACATATCACCATCTCTAACTTCGTAGGGTTCATATTGTGACCATGTGTATAGAGGGACAGCATTTCTTCGCCGGTACACCGGCAGATTGTCATACTGCCAGTTATAAAGTTCATATGAAATTGTTGCCTCTTCGTACAAATAAGGGCCATTTTTATCTAAGTCAGAGTATCGATATACAACTTGTTTTGTACGTATATGTTGATTATAATTCCATATGACAGGCACTTCTGATCCATACTCTCTTACTTCTACTTCTTCGCCGTACATAACAGTATCTGAAAATGTATACTGTGGGGTTTTGTGTTTTACTCTATATGAGTTATTTACATAATACGTCCAGACATTAGGATCTATCCAGGATAATACACCCTCCTCTGATTGTATCGTTGTTTGCCCATATGTTGTTGAAGTTGTACCATCTTGATAAGTTATTGTTTGGAATGGTGTTGATGTCCGTGTTCTATGAGGTAATTGATACTGCCATGGAGACAAATTTATCCCAGATGTTGTGCTGATAATACCAGGATATACCAAAGTATCTCCAACGTAAATTTTAGATACAAGTGTAGTCTTGTATCTTATAGCACTTACTAATATGTCTCCTATCTTAAGCATTTACAATCATGTATACTGTGTTTTCTTGTGGCGTCAAACTTTGATAATCTGCCAACGTGCCTTTCCAAACCTGCATCAAAGGCATTCCTGCAGCACTTGTCAGGGATTTGTCTAGTCGATTTTGTTCTGTTGATGAAAGTGGCCTTATATATTGCTCTGAGAAATTTTTAAAGTATTTCTCAGAAGTAACTCCTAGTGTTTGAGCAACTGTATCCTGAATATCTATTACTCTATTGTGAACTTCAGTACCAAAAGATATGTTGGCTAAAATTTTTGAAAAATTGGCAATAGACTTGGTTCTGCCAGTGAACCACAATTTGACAAGCCCATCCTGCACAAATATTCTGACATCCATAACCTCTCCATATGCTGTGCTTCTTATTGTAGCATCAGCAAAACCGCCAGAAGTTAAATAGGCCTGCCCAAGCCAACGAAACGGCCCTGCATCAACTTTTCCGTAACCGGTAATATCTATCGTTATGTAATTTGCAGAAGATGTGCTTAAAATGTCCGTTACAAGCAAAACACCATTTTGAGGATTGAAAACTAACACAGGATCCGATATTGTCATAAGGTACATCTCTGCCAAATCAAGAGACTGAGGACGCTGTAAGCCTATGGGTAGAGGCCCCTCGAAATACAACGCAACAGAATCTTCGGTGAGAGTTGATTCTTCAGGTGTTTTAACTGGAATCTTCAATTCATCTTTTGCCTCAACACCTCCAAACGTACATTTTTTCGAAGTAACAGATCCTCTATTTGTGACTTGTTGCAAATCATCCCCTGAAGACACGCTCTCAGCACTGCCTCCAGATGCAGAATATGTCTGTCCTGGTGCAGTATATGATTTGGATATGGTAATTAGTTTGCTCATGCTATGCAATTTCAATAATTTGATCTCTAACTTGAACAACTGTTAAGCTATGCATTGATGATAATACATCATATCTATCTTGAAGCATTAGAAAAACACCCGGCCTGTAGTCGACGTTGAAAATTGAAACTGGATTTATATCAATATCGCTCATAACATCACCTGTAACAGTTGCCCTGGAGTCATAAAGCTGAGAAAAGGTGTCCTGCAGTAATAGTTCCGATAATTGTCTGCCGTCAGATGAAACTTCATTATTTGCGTCATACCATCCAACAATTGGTTCATATGCTGTGTAAACATCCACACCACCACCAAGATCAACGAGGTTCTCTCTTACAAGAATATTTCTGACGTTACGAAAATTAGCACGTCCAGGTAAAATTGACTCTGGTGCATCATTTATTTTTAAAACTACATCTTCAGCTTTGTTCCAAAAGCCTTTATTTGATTTAGCCGTGAATGTGTTATTGGGCTGTTTCTTTGTATTTACTTTAACCTGAATATCACCTATATGCGTAATTCGAATATCATTATAAGCATCTATTCCCTCTGAAGGATAAAACACAAGCTTAATGCTGTTTACATCGGGGTCACCTGCTATTGGTGGGAGAATCTTGGTATCTAACTTGACTTCTACCGCTGTAGTCAGATCTCCGTTGAAGTCTTCGTAAACTCCTAACTCTTTTCTAATTTTATGATCACTCGAATCTGATGTCCTCTTTATGTCTCCTTCAATTGTAGCGTAGTTAAACGTACCGATGTACAATGCGTATGGTATTATTACCTTTTTATCTACCGTGCCTGCGGTTGCGGTAATTGCCACTTTAAATGTTAATGAGATTGTGTCACCTCCATATGCGGTACATTCTGCTACTTGATAAACAGACTGCAGTTTACCCACTATAGTATGATCAAATGAAAACCCTCTTTTAATGTCGTACTGTTGTACAAATGTTTGCATGTGAAAGTATGAGTTTGTTCTAAACCATTTTTCACGATCAACCCTATCTGCCCAGTCCGGAACCTTTAATGTAAAACCTCCCTCATAATTGTTTCTAATGAGGGAATCAGGTTCTAGTAATTCGTGCTTTATTGTTTGTACTGCAGAACCAGCTTCTACAGATAAATTTGGCTCACTATACCAGGCAGCTGAATCTGTTCCAAGAGTAACATTGTTGCTGTGATCAACAACTGTCTTTGTGTTGTCTGTATTAAACCTCACAAAAACAGATTGATTTCTTGCACGATTTCTTATTCTTTCAATATACCATTCTCCATTTGCTTGGTATAACCTACAGCCAAATGCAGAAACGATATTAGATAATATTTCCTTTGCTGACATTGATGCCAAAACCGGAGAGGATGTGTCAGCCAAACCTTCATGATCAATCCAACACTGCTCAAACAATGTGTTGTCTTGTGTAACGACATGTGATTGAGCGAATATTGAACAACAGATATTAATCGGAAGATTTATTGACTCTTGTAAACATTTCTTTATTATTGTAATCAGATCACTTTTAGCATAAGTATTGAAAATGGCTGGTCTAGAGCTTTCAAGTGATTTGAGCCCATCTGAAGCTGTAATAGAAATGACATATGGCGCTGCGATGAACTCTTCTTCATAAAGTCCCGGCTCTATATAACCAATGAATAGGATCTTATTATTTCTTATGAAAGTAACTTTATAATCCCTGGGTGCAGCTAAAAACAAGTCTTCAAATTGATAGTTAAAAGAGCTCCAGACGTTCACTTTGCAAGACATCGTAAGTAATGGACTAAGGACACTATCAACTGAACGCTCAATAACAACAGGATCTGAAGCGAGCTCAAGTTCTGACGCCTCTCCAGTATAGTTTAATAGCTCAATGTTTAACTTACAAAGCCTGTCAAAGTGATCCCTGAACTCAGAGTAATATTTTAAACCGTATGCCATTACGATAATCTTCTTTTTTTATTATACTTATTTAGGATTCCTACAAGTTTATCCTGCTCTATTATGAATTTCACTTCACCATCCGACTCATTATTGCTAATTAAGTTGCGGAGCTTATCAAGAGGAGCAATGACCTCCGGATTGTTAGATGCTCCGGGATACTCACCCACCATTGCTAAAGTTGGCCCGGAAACAATACCTCCGGCTGCGAACTTTGTAGTTTTTTGCATTGCTGCTTGTGCAGCTGATGCAGCTGCGACTAATCCTATCCCTGCAGCTATTGCTGCGTAAGGATTGCTGATTGATAGTTGAAATGCCTTTACTGCGATACCTTGTGCTATTAAAGCAGCTCCAAACTGCTTTAATATGTCCATCAGGCCAATTAAAACACTTTTAAAGCTATTTGCCCAGTCACCTGACCCTATTGCGTTACCCAAGCCTTCAGCTAGTGAGGTAATAGCCCCGGAAACATAAGATGATATATCAACAACGATAGTATCAGATGCTTTTTTAAACTCTGCTACAAACCTTTTTATTGCTCGTGAAGAAGGAGAAAACCCTTTATTGAGAAGATCTTCTATTGCTGTTCTTGCAATATTCATTTTTTCACCAACATACTGTCCTGAATCACCAAACAAAGTGTAGCTAGCTGTAGCTTTTTTCATTGCCGTATCGTATCCCTCCAAAGCCTTCTTATCTAGGTTTACGTCTACAACTTTTGTTTGTTTGATATCGGGAGTAGTTATCCCTTTTTTAAGTTTTTTATCTGCAGTTTTATTAATGTTGGTTATAAATGAACTAAGTGTGTTTTCTTTTGCAAACGCTTGTGCCTCCTTTCGAAGCTGACTCATCATTTCAAGGGCCGTTTGTATTTCTGAATTCTGGATTTTATAGCCTTTTTCAATCAACTCCACAATAGCTGATTTGACAGCATCTGTTTTTTCTTTCAAAGCTTCTTGGGCTGAGCCAAAGAGACTGTTTACTTCAGTTATGCTATTAAGTTTTGACTTAAGCTCACTAATAACTTTTGACGTGCCGCCTAAGTTTGCGCTCGTTTCAGCTGATGTTGTTGATAAATCTGCCAATGCATTTGTAAAGTCAATTGTTGCATCAGTAGTTTCGTCAATTTTTTTACTTTGGCTTTTAGCAAACGAATCACTACCTTGTTGTTTTCCTTTTTGCCAGGCCCCTGAATAATCAGCAGAAGCAATACTTACCCCAATATTGATTGGGTTTGCTTTACCAAAATTCGAAAACGCCGCTTTTGTCTCTTCTGCAGCACCTTTAAAGTCCAGTTTAAATAGTTTTGAAAGTGCAGAGCCTAGACTACCCAGTCCTGAGATAATGTTTTTTATAGTTCCAAGAACAGAGTTGTATAAAGTCTCTCCGAATGTTTTAACCACTTGCCATACTCCAAACACAACCTGCCTAAATCCTTCGAATTTGTTCCACGCCCAGGCGACTGCAGCAGCAAGAGCTGCAAGGGCGGCTGCTATCCATCCAAATACGGGAATATTCATTATAGCGACACCAACAGCTCTACACGCAGTAACTGCAGCCACTTTAAACGCTGCAAAACCAGCAATTATAGAAGTGAAACTAAATGATTTAATACCCTTGGCCAGAGCTGCTATAAGTGGAATCATTTGTGATATAGGCACCAATGCACTTGTCATTATTTCAGAGAAAGGGAGCAAATTACCGGTTGCATTAAAAATGGCTATTTTAAAATCATCTACTTTTGCTTTTATCCTCGCAAGTTGCTCTTGTTTTGATTGCATGATAATGGCTGCCTGCTCTTCTGCAGAATTAGTATCTACAATTGCATCAGTGTATTGTTTTATTGAAGAGATCCCTGATATTAGCGCCAGGGCAGCATTGTTGTTTTCTTTACCAAATAATTTTGTTACTAATGCAGAGTCGTTTAATATACTCTTTAGACCGCTAAGCCGTTCTGACAATGGCAATGACTTGTCTGCAAGTAACTCGATAGATACACCTGCAGAACGAAGCTCTTCTTGAACTTCTTTAGGCAGAAATCTACCCTGTGATAGTGTGGCAAGAACATTTCTTAATGCAACACCTCCTTCAGCACCTTTTTTACCAGCTTTATCCAATACTTGTATTGCTGCATTTGTCTCTGCAAAAGAGACTCCGGCCATCTTGGCTGCCATCCCTGCCTGTTCGAGTGCTAATTTAATTACCGGCAACTCTGCAGATCCCTCTCGAGCTGCAGCTGCCATAATGTTCATCATTCTTGCCATCTCTTCAGCTGCTTTGATGGGATCTTCTAATGAGACTTGAAATTGATTCATTGCTGTGGTGAGAACTTCCGTAGCAGCAACAACATCGTTTTCCATTGTTTTACTCAGTATCAGAGCACTGTTCCCCATAGCCGACAATGCCTTTGGAACTTTCCCCAACTCAGGCGATAACTGTGAGAGGATTAACTTGTAGGACTCAACACCTCTGGCTGCAGAACCGCCAAATGTTTTAGCTGCTTCACGGGCTGATTTCTCAATCTCCTGCAGCTTTTCTCCGGTGACACCTGCTATTGCGCTAAGTTCATGCAAAGAGGCATTTAGTTTAAGACCCGGCTCCGCGGTTTCTCTAAATGTAGCTGAGAGATCTTTTAGAACCTGAATGCCCTGATTAAGGGCTATCAGTTTTGCCTGGAATTTCGAAAATGCTCCAACAACATTATTAGTCCCCTGCTGTAGGGTGTTCATCTGTGAAGACAGGTTGCCGGCAAAAGATGCTGCATTACCCGTAAATGTTATGTTGAAGATTACATTATTAGACATCACTAAATCTCTTTATTGCGTTAACAAAAGCTTCTTTTGTGTTTAATCCAATGGTATTTTGTTCTTGTGTTTTCTCCCAATCAAATTCAAGGATATCTTGGTCTTTTATAACCTTTTTGCTGTGTACTTGAAAAATGCTTTTTGCGATAAATCTAGTACGCATCCATGCTGAACGTTGTGTGAGTTTATTCACCTGAGTTTGGTAGTTGTCATATGCTTTGTAGATCTCTTCAAACTCGGAAGGGGTCAAAGAATCAAAATCTTTTAGTGACAGACCGATGACTCCTAACCCCATTCCAAGAATCTGATTTATGCCTAACTGCCCTTTTTTTTTCCTTTTTTCTTGTTGGCAGCTTCGGTTGTTTCTGTCATGTAACCTGCCTCACTCAGTAAGAGTGTAAAAACTTCATTGGCATGAACAAAGTCCAGACTATCTGTAAAGTCTTCTACTGTCAGATCAAAGGCAATAGCCTCTGCACGACAAGTTGAGAGTGCGCAGGAGTATAAAAACTCGCCAACATCGCTACTTCCACTTATCTCTTCTACCTCTTTGCCTGATAATTTCCGGAATTCACGCATAGCACCCATCGTAATACGAACAGGATACTGTGTTTCAGCAATTTTAATTGTTCTCATTATACTGCAGGTGATGTTTTTGGCGTTATAGGGCCACTGTTTTCGAAGGTAATTGACATTGTTGAGTCATCTTGAGCAGGATCATTCTTCTCCAACGCAGTGATGACAAATTTACCCTCATAGTAATCTTTACCAGCGGTATCAACAAGAGCGTAGCGGATTAGAACCTCGTTAGCTGCCAACCATAGTGAATGGAGCTTAGCATAACCGCCATCAGCATCATACGAAGCTAAAGCGTCACATTTAATCGTTGTTGATAATCCTGTCACTTTTTTCCCTTTCCAAAGACCTGAAGCCTTCGTGGTTCTTTCCTTTGTAGTGGATGCGTTTGAGACAGAACATGCTGTCTGATGTGCAACCGGTTTCCAAGAAGGAACTTCTTCCGTTCCTATGTTGACATGTACCAATATGTCACTACCATTGATTATGTCCAATTCTGATTCTGCCATTTTATTTAATTTTGCGGATTATAAATATGATTAAGATAATAACTGATAATTTCCCGAGATATATCAACGTTTTCTGATACCATGTAAGGACATTAACTTCTTTTACGCGTATTATAGTCTCCTGTTTTTTAACAAGAAGATGTTCGTATCTGTCTTTTAACTGAAAATATAAAACTCTATAGTCTGTATGAGCCCTGGCACTAATTATATTATCCTTGATGCTTATTGTAGGAGGTAACAAATTTTTGCCAGATGAAATTTTTGTGATTTGCTTTATCTGAACCCTACGTAAAGAGTCACATTCAAGCAATGCTTCAATCAGGCTGGAATCTGGATAAAAAATAACAGCTGTGTCTCTCACTTTTTCAATGACTTTGCGCTCGACTATACTGTCACGGACTGACTCTAACGGCAACAACCTTCTAGAGCAGCTCGACAAGAGCATTAAGATTATCAAAAAAGGAATAATATTACGCATGACTTTTCTCTACTTTTGTAATTGTTCTAACGTTTTCTAGCTGCTGAGTAAGTGTCTCAACTTTATCCCTTAGGCTTTTATTGTCAATTTTTAATTCTGCCATAGTTACTGTTAACTGTGCGTTCTGCTCTTTCACAGCAACAAGCTCTGTTAAAAGCTCACTGTTTTTCTGTGACAACATATTGATGGAGTTCTGTAGATGCTGTAAAAAATCATTATTCCGGCCTCTTTTGCCTGCAAAATATGACACCACTCCTGTTAATGGCGACATTAAATAACCTCCAATACCTATCCAGTCTAATTCTGCTATGTTCATTTGATTAAATTATTTAGTAAAATACATTAGTGATTCTGCTTTTCTTCGTCTGGTAAGACCAGGAATAACCTGTAATACACCGGAGACTCTTCCTTTATTCCATTTAAGTAATTCTTCTGAAATTCTTGCGTCGTCAGGTGAGATCCTGACTATTTTAAATAAAGTAGATTTTAAAAATTTATCAGTACCGAAATTAAAAACGAAGTCGGACAGAGCATCAAATTGATTTTGATTAAGTGCTAGGTTAGATTCGTTTAGGCATTTCTCAACACTAATTAAATCATCCATCAAAAGCTTATCTGCCACCTCTGATGTTATTTTCATTCCAGGAATAACATTTCGGGTATGACCATATCCTATAGTCCATTTACCGGCCGGACAACGATAGGCCTCCAGTCGGAGGCCTTCGAAATCCTTAATCAATTGAATGCCTTGAGAGCTAGTTTTCACGATTTAGTCCTCTGTTATAATCTCCTTCCACTTGTTCGAATCGGTGGCAAAAGCAGCTGCCGATGTATGAGCTTCCAAACTAAAATAGTTTTTACCGCCCTGTGCTACTACACTTCCAACAGCATAGTTTGTTGTCGCAGCCCATGCTGGAGTAGCTACAATTGATTGACCGATAATCAAGATTCCTTTCTTGTCAGATCTTCTACTACGACCACCCATACGAACCAAGGCAGAGTAAACATCTCCATAATATAGAGCTGATTGAACATCTTCAAAGAACTTCACTTCTCCAAGTGCCCTTTCAACCATGTCTTTGTGCCATACGATCGCGCCGGCACAATGAGTAGTAACTCCGTCAGCTGAAGGATCTACAGCAGCATCATTTGCCAAACGAATAACTTCTGAGCGCTGCAAGAAATTAAAGGTGTAAAGTTTACCAATTACTCCATTGGCGATATCCTGGCCTGACAAGAAATCACGTTGCTCATTAGGACTCATCTCATCTGAAATCTGAGAATACATATCAGCATCAAGCATGATGTATCGCCCTTCAGTGGGGATATTCCACTTATTAAACTGCTTCTGGGCCTTTCTGATATCCGCCAGTTTTATTGCTCTACGTAAACCTGTAGATGAAGGCAGGTGTGCTCCACGAATGTCTTCAAATTTCGCCCCAGTGGTTCTGATGATGGTAACACCTGCAGGAACCCATTTGAATAACATATCAACACCTACACTCTCACCGAGAGCGTTTTTAGTGTCTTTGAGAACCGAATCTCTTTTTGAATAAGACAATTCAACTGTCTCTGCGTCCTGAATATGTACCGGATCTGATGAATACTCATCAAGTGTATAGGTAACATCCGTATCTGTCCTTCTTACTGCTACACCAGGAAAATCCGTACGGTTTTTCTTGACTGAGGGCGATGCTCCGGCTTGTGGTATGTGAACTACTTTACCGGCTAAAACCAAATCATCTGCGTTTATCGCAAATGCAAGGTGAGGATTAGCTGCATATATTGCATCAACTATATCCTTTTTCCAAATTTCTTTTTCTACTGACATTTTTATTGTGTTTGTGTTATCTCGCAATGATTTAAAAGTCTCTCACACTGAGCTACATATTGGGCTCGGTGTTAAACTGTGCCTTGAACTTATCTTTGTAAAGATCAGGGTAGCTCCTTTTCAATTTACCTAACAAGTTGCGCTTATCCAGCTCCTCCCAGCTAAGTTTTTCCAATTCGGAGCCCTCTCCACGTTCTTTGCCAAGAACATTTTTAAAGTCGGGCCTGTCAGGCATTGCTGCAAGAGTGACCTTAGCATTCTCAAAGTCTTTATCAAATAGCGATAGAAAAGACTCCTTAGCTTTCGCATCGATTTTCCCGGAAAGAATAGCAGCTTCCACAAGAGAGGTTGCCTCTGTTTTCATCGCTTCCTTTTGCTTTGTTTCAATGTCCGAGATTTTTTTTGACAGACTTTCTGCCCTTGATGCCTTTTCGAGATGTATGTCAATTTGATCACAAATCTCTTTTTCAGTTGCATTGGCTGGTAAGCCAACTTTTAATGCAATTTGTTCCATCTTAAGATTATTATTTGGTTTTAAAATTTCATTCAACAACTTAATGGGACTTTCATTGCCACTAGCAAGAAAGACCGGCTTTTGCTCAGCGTCACAAACAATAGGATCTGCACATAGTGCTAAAGAGTTATTGTTTGAACCTATATCAACTATTGAAAATTCGATTAAACGGCATTTAACCACTGTTTCACGAGTCTGTCCTGGCTTAAGCCATTTTGTGTCTTTTGATGTCTCAATAGGTTCAAAAGAGATAGATCCCATTCTTAAAAAGCCACCATCAACCTTACTTGATATTGCTTTAGCAAATGTGTCTGTTTCGTCGAATACAACATCACCAAGCAACTTTTTATCTTCTACTCTCAGATTTTCAATTGACCCGATCGGTAAAACTTCATCTTTTGTACCTCTCCAAGGTCTGCTGTGCATCCACAAAACAAGAGGATTTCGCTTGAACTGTGATAGATCAATTCCTGACGTTACAACCCAAAATCCATAAGAATTTATACTCTCATCTGATAGAACAAATGTTTTTGCCATTTTTTCAATTTTCCACAAAATTTGATATTACACCTCCCTCTAGCAAAAAGAGTGTAAAGCCTTGACACTCTTTTTTATTTACGCGCATGAGCGAATCAATTTTGCAATAAAAAAGTATGGGCGATATTACAAGAGAACAGAAAAAGGAATTTGCTCGGCTCATATATTTTCAGGAGCCAGGAGTCTCACAGAAAGAGATAGCGACAAGAGTTGGTATCTCTGAAGTTACTATTGGCAAGTGGATAGCTAAAGAGGGCTGGAGAGAAATGCAAAAATCACTTCTCACATCAAAAGCTGAGCAACTTTCAATGCTCTATACCTCTTTAGATAAATTCAATCAGTCAATAAGAGATCGAAAAGAAAGCCCATACCCAACTAATAAAGAGGCTGATACTCTTATTAAAATGACTGCAGCAATTCGCAATCTGGAAACGGAGACATCTATAGCTGAGAAAATTGAAACAGCAAAAGCATTTCTACAATTCTTACGTAAGATGGGGCCACAATACATGCAGTTTTCAAAAGATGTCGCCAGGTTATTAGACGCATATATTAAATCTTGCCTGTAATGCAAAAAGCGAAATTATCAACAAAAGCAGCGTTTCAGAACTGGGAGGAGCACATCAAGTCCTACTTAGCAGATGTTGCAGTTGATCCTGATGAGAATCCATCAGACAGGCTAAAGAGAATTGCCCGTTTGGAAGCAGATCCGGAGAGTTGGTTTGAATATTACTTTCCAGGGTATTGTACCTCTCCTGCAGCGCCATTTCATAAAACTGCCACAAAAAGACTCCTTAGTAACGATAAATGGTACGAAGTAAGATCATGGGCCAGATCATTGGCAAAAAGCTCAAGAGCCATGATGGAGATTCT